CTTGCAGACCATTGCGGGGCTGTACCAGATGAAGTCAGAATTGTTTTGCTTGAACCAATGCCAAGCTTTGATAACGCAGTGCCGGAAGCGTAGTAGGTAATGTCGCCTGCGGTATAGCTGGTAAGTCCAGTACCGCCTTGAGTAGTATTTAAACTTGCTACCCATTGCGGGGCTGTTCCAGTCGATGTCTTAATAGTTCCGCTTGCGCCAATTGCCAACTTGCTCAACAAAGTACCAGCTGCGTAATACAACGTATCACCAGCGGTGTATGAAGACAGGCCAGTTCCACCGTTAGTCGTGATTAATGTACCGGCAACTGTTACTGCGCCAGCTGTAGCTGTGGATGGCGTCAGCCCGGTACTCGCAAAAGAAATTGTGGATACGCCATCAACAGTGGTGGTGGCTATCTTTACGAAATCTGACCCATTCCAGGCTGCCACACATTTTTCACCCTGGACAATTGTGATCCCTGTTGTTGGTCCAACTCCTCTAAGCACAATAGATTGAGCCGCAGTGGCATCGTTGATGACCGCATACACCTTGCTTTGAGCTGGCGCCGTGATATACCTGGTGGTTGTACCACTTGCTGTTGCCCATCTAATGATGGCTTGCCTGGCCTCATTGGCTGCAAGCGTGGTAGTAGATAAGGTAATGTCGGCATCTGTTGTTATGGTGGTTGTGCCGGCCACAGCTGAATCCAGCAAAGACGTAATGCTGTTATTAACAGTATCGCCCCAAGTTCCAGATAACTCCCCAGTAACCGGTAAGGCCAGGCCCAGTAGCGAAGTTGTTGCAGTCGTCATGTTGGCACCTTAATATCCATTAGTTTGAAGAGCGTATCAATGCACTTGTGGCAGTGTTGGCCGGCAAAGTGATTAAAAACGTACTTGAACAAGATTTATCAGAACCAAAATCTAAAACACAAATAGACCGGTTTGCTTTTGAGGCGTTGTAAATCAATGCGCATCTTGTTGTAAAAGCAGCTGGAGTCCAAGATGGATTGTCAAAACTTACATACGCCGTGTAATTCTCAGAACTCACAGTTACATTGGTGAGTAACTTGCCGCCAGTTGTATAACCAGTTCCGGTGATTTCGTAACTTGTGCTATATACGGTTGTAGATGAATCCAGGCTTGCGTTGGCCGTATACAAAGCAATCTTGAGTACATCTGTAGTCAGATCGTGTATGCCTTGATAAAGCTCTTTCTTGAAGCTAGTGGTTTGAGTTTGGACTATGCTCATATAACGGTCGTCCTAGTCTGACCATCACGATATGCATCTGTACGTTGTTTGCCGTCACCCAGATTTTTCAACAAGAAGATGGCTGTTTCGTAGCGATCTTTGTACAAGGCAACTAGATCAGGCTCACCCTTCATATAAGTGACAGCCTCCATCATTGTGGCGTTAAACAACGCAACATCAAAGTTGGTGCCCAGCCATGTGGTGCTGGCCGTAACAATCGATTCTGGATAGTAAAAATAATTGAGGTCTATGTTGTAAGCCGCATCTGGCGTTGGGCCAAAACTAAACTTTAATGTTGTGACAGTGCTAGACGGCCCAAACAAAGCATAATGTTTTGGCTTGCCAGTTGTTGTTGGACTTGGATAAGCCTCTCTCATAAAGTTGACGTCTTTATTGAGGAGAAATATATAATCCCCGCCAGTTGGGTAGATGGACAATGAATAAGCAGACAGGAAGTCTGTCGGCGCATCCAAATATTGAACTCCAGTGGTCAACGTGCCCGAGTATGTTTTGCGCAAATTAGCAAGCTGAACAGTGTTATAGATACGCTGTTCGGCCTGCTTAATCATTGTGTTCATGTCTGCCGTAACAAACGTGTTCTCACAATAATCAGAAACTGCGGTAACCAACTCGGTGTACGTCATGCCATCGGACCCCTAGAAATTACACCCTTGGTTGCTGCGCCAGCTCCACGCATCTTTATACCGGTAGTCTTAGGCTCACGGGTACGATCACCCAAAGACACACGGCGCGCGGGAATTTCTCCACCAGGATAAGTTTGATTGGCTGCCAGGGTATTTGGATCAGGCCGGAAGCTGCCGTCGTTTTGTGACTTGACTTCACCGCCACTCATAGTGTGAGGTTTTGCATAAACACGGGCATCACCCACTTCTTTACCCATTCTTTTGTCGCTGAATTTAGCCATTACTTGCCCCTTTGATTTGCAACGCGAGCCATGTTACGTCCCATAGACTTCATCATGTCGCCTGTTACGCCACCCTTAGTAAACTTGGTTGGTTTCATGCCTTGGTGCATTTTTTTCTCATGCTTATTTATCATTGAACCAATTAATTTCTTGTCCTGCTTTAAATCTGCTTTGTCCATCATCGACTCCTTATGTCGTTACTACCGTTACTGTACCAACACTTGTTGTTGCCACCAAGTAGTTTGGCGTTAAAACTTGATCAAATTGTTGAGAGCCTCCAATTGGAGCCCAACCCCATTGAATATCCCGTGATCCACCAGTTGGGTATCCGCTCAAATTGACCCCGGCTGCCACATAAGTAGTGTCCGGTCTTGGCTGATAAACAGCTTGTGGATCATTGACTGGATACATGCCTAACTGCAACTGGGGCTGATCTGGGTCCCAACAAGATTGGCAAACTTTTAACTGGTACAGCTTTGTCTTGATAATCTCAATTTTTAACTGTTTGAGCTTATATCTTTGCCCGCACCTATCACACTCGGCAATCGAATATTTACCTGATGCATATGGCGTTGGCATTAATAAGAACCCCCGCCAATAAAGGTTGCCCGAGGAACTAGGCGCAAGGTAGCTTTTTCGCGGTCTTCTCCTGCGGCCAAGTTGAATTGTTCATCATAGATTGATTTGAGCATATCCAATCGGCCAGCCAACTCAGGTTGCTTCATTGCTATATAGTAAGCCAGGCCAGCAGCAATACAAGGCAAAAACCTAAAGTTCATATCCTGGGTCTGAATACCATTACCGGCATCTTGAATTCGACGCAGGCGGAAATAAACAAATTGGTAGGTTTGCGATGAATCTGGTGTTGGCCAAACAGTTACAGCAGGCAATTGAGGGACATAGACATCAGTCAGATCTGCGTGTATTGCAGCTGTTGTATTGTTCTGCCCACGAAATACGCCGCCCAAAACATTGTTTTCAATGTAGGTGTAATAGATATCCTCGGATCCAAGCCGAATAAATCCAGATGCAGCCAAGCCAACCGTTGAATCTAAAGTAATTGTTGTGGCCGTTGCAGTTATAGCGCCGTTTAAATTCTTGTCGGTTGGGTTTACTTCACCTGACAAACGCTGCACCCAAACTTGAATAGGACGGCTTTGCGTTAATTTATTAGGAATGGTGGCATAAGTTGACACGCTAATCCTGGTAATGCTCAGGTCAGCCTGAGTAGAGGCCACATTGGCACCAGTACGAATAACGTGGTCTAGCAAGTCAATGGTATCTGTTGGTAGCGCATATGTGTTTAATCCAGGAGTCAAGGTAAAAGAACCTTGCTCGATGGTCCACATATTCAAGCCGCGATTGGCCCACTCAATCGTCATTAGGTTCATGGATCGACGAGCTGTACGCAAGTCATACCCGCTTCGCATTTCTCGGCCCGCACGTTCCCACGCTTCTTCGGCAAGCTCCGTGAAGTCCATGTTAAATGCATAGGAACCTGTTGTGCTCATTTTTTAGCAGTTTTAGCTGAGTTAATAAATGCCTGTGCTGTAGGCGCACCTTTGCTGCCAACTTTACGCATCTTCTCACCAGAGCCTTTGGCGATACGTTTTTTTTTGGCGTTAATGTTGGCATACAAACCAACTGGGCCACCTTTTTCATATTGCACAAAGTCAGTATCGTCCCTACGGGCAGTTTTCTTGCCTTTGGGCATTTTTGATGGGCTTATGTCACCCATGCCGCGTGAAGATTTCATTTGCTTTTTCCTTTATTACCTCACTGTAACAACTGTTATAGTCAAATTAACAGTACTTTTTAGCACTGCCGCCCATGGCCATTTTGATTTGAGTAGCTTTAGTTTTGCCGCGAGATGCAACGCCATCAGCTGATCGTGTATATACAGCGCCGCCTTTTTTCATGCCTGGGACTGGAGCAGCAGGTGCGGCAGCGCCAGGACGGCGACCTCGCATTGCCTGGGCAATCATAGCTGCCTTGCGGGGGTCCATTGGTGCAGCAGCTGGAGCGCCAGCAGTCATGCCGCCAATAGCCATTTTCTTGGTCTTACCGCCTGCTTTCATGCCCATCATTTGCATTTTGTCCATAGCCATATCAGCCTTAGAACCTTCTTTTATGCCTTTTTTCTCGATGTCTTTACCAGACTTCTCAAATGCAGCCATTTTCTTTGTAGCCATGTCACCACCTCTTTTAAAAGTTTTGCCTTTATCGGCAGTTGAAAAATCCTTGCCCACAGATTGCGGGACTCCAACCTTCTTGGCAAACGCTGGGTTGTGGGCCACCGCTTCCATGAAATTGTGCTGCTTTTTACTCTTGCTTGGCATCTGGTTTCTTCTTAAACAGATCAGTCAATTTTTGCAGCCACTTATTAAATAATTCAATCATCAAACAAACCTACCTTTCGTTTTCCCACGCTGGGCAATACCATCAGCACGTTTAGAAGCTGAACTTTTGATTGAGCCGCCACTTGCTTTTTTAACTGGTTTTCTTGCTGCCATGGCTGCTTTGGCTCTTTCTTGCATAGCAATCATGTCTGGATCGTCATCAATACCAGGCGTAACGCTATTTCTCATTGCATTTATTTGATTTGTTGATGCTTGTGACCTGCGGTCAAAAACATCTTTAGCTACAGGAATATTGTTGTGCGTATAAACAGGATTACCACTTGCGTCCTTGCTTATTCTAAAAATGTTTTCGTTACCTAATTCTTCATCCATGGTGTACTCCTAACATTTCCATGCCCGTAGGCTTTTGTTAATCCT